CAGGTGTTCCTGAAACTGCATCTAATATTCCAGTAAGGTTTGAATTGACAGACCCAATATTACAACAATCTGGATTTCATGAAGGGTTTCATTTATATTACTTTAAAAATGAATTAAAGAAAAATAATATATTACCTAAAGAGTTATTTATGAGAGCTGATTTTAATAATGCTGCAACTGGTAAAACAACAAGGTTTATAACCACATCAGAGACATTACCTATAAATGAGTTAATAGGTAAATTACATACGAGGTATTTATTAACAAGGACGGACACAGGATATTTTTATTCAATTGACCCATTATATAATAATGCAACTAATGTAATTGAAGAAGATACTAGATTAACGGTAAACCTTTATGAAATAAAAGTACAATAATGGAAGTGATAAAAAGAAAAATATCGGCAAATATAGGAGATAATATTTATCTTAAAATTCCATTGACTCAAAAAATTGAAGATTTGGGGTTGATGACAGACTTCCCATTTCAAGATGGTGTGGTGATAAATAAATCTTCTGGTGGCCTTCCACTTAATTTTATGAATGATGGTGTTACAAGTAGATTTTATGTGGCTGGTGGGATTGTTAATTACGGTTCAGATTCAAAATTAGAAGTGGTTAGAACTTATGATAATGATAATCAATATATCGAAAATTTTGATACTAAAAAAGAATCTTATTTAAATTTCCAACAAGAAGATATTAATGGTGTTGATAGGGTAGTTAGTATTAATGGTGAAGAAATTATATATACAACAGACGCTAAGAGAGATTCAAGTATTGGTTCACAGAATCAAATAACAGGTATTCAATACACTGATAACCCTGAAGATGGTGTCCCAATACCAAATGAATTAGATAATAATGTGACAACAACTAAAGTACATTATAGAGCTGAAGGTTGGAATGAAACAAACGTATCTACAGACCCACAAATTCAAGAAGAATATTTATTAGGGATAATATCGCAACCAGAAGTTGAAAGTGATGTATTTATAGATAGAACCACTTTTAGTGTTTTGGATAAACATTTAAGGTTATCGGAAGTTGAAAGTCTTGAGCATTTAACAAGATATGGTAACGGATTTTATAATATTAATAGAGATTAAAAAATAAATGAAAAAAACAACAAATCAACATACAAGTAAAGGATATTGTGAATTAGAAATTAATGAAATTATTAATTTATATAACAATGGTATGTCATTTACTAAAATAGGTAAGGTTTTAAAAAGACAAAAGAACGCAATTAAAAAAATATTAATTGAAAATGATGTATGGGTGAAAAATAGAGATAAGGTGAAAAAAACTTTTACTAATGATGATTTGGATAGAATAACTTCATTATATGATAATGGAATTGGTACAGAAAAAATCAGTAAATTATTTGGGGTTAGTAAAAGACCAATCAACAGAGTGTTAACAGAAAATAAAATGTTAAGGGATGGTTATAGCGATGGTAAAAAAATAATAATATCTAAGTGTGATGAATTACTGATTAAGGAGATGTATTTAAATGAATATAATAATTCATATGAAATAGCACTAAAATTATCTCTATCCCAACCATTTGTCGCTAAATTTTTAAATAATTCAGGATATAGAAGAAATAAAAGTGAAGGTAATTCAATAGGAACTGTAAAACGTTATGGTGGTGATTATCTAGAATACCTTGAGAATAGAACTGAATATAAAACTTATTTTTCTAAAGTCATGGTGATAACAAATAAACAAGATATTAAAAATTTAACTAATTACAATAAAAGGGGTGTTAGTGGAATTAAAGGGGTGTATCAATTAGACCATAAATATTCAATTTATGAAGGATTTAAAAATAACATTGAACCTATGATTATAGGTAATATTAATAACTTAGAGTTCCTTCCTTGGGAGGAAAATGCTAGAAAAAGAACTAAATGTTCTATAAGTATAAAACAATTAAAAAATATATAATTATGGCAAATTCTAATTATGGAACGGTTAGACCAGCTGATGTATCATTAAATGATATAGAAGTTTGGTTACACTATACACCATCAAGAAATAATATTGGTGATACTACACTTACCAAATTAACAACAAATGAGGTTTTATCAGAAATGACAAACCCTAATAATACAAATAATGTTGAAATATTTGGTGGTATGTACACACTTACTTTACCTAGCACACTTTTTAGTGTAAAGGGTATTTACACATTACATATAAAACCAGTTGAGATTAGAACTAGAATTTTAGATTGTGGTGTATTATCTGCTAAGTCTGATATTAAAGGACTTATATTTGATACAGCATCACCAGATTTGAATGCAGCATTTACATCAAGATTTCAAAATGGTGGGTTAGTAGGTTATAGAGTTGAATACTTAAACCCAAGTACATCTCGTGCTGGTGTTAAAGTTAGAAATACATTTAGAATAATCACCTCAAATAATAGAGTTGACGTAGTTAATCAAAATTTAACAAATACAAATCAAAAAGCTGTTAGATATAGTTTTAATGATAACTCAACTTTAGTGTTCTGTACAGTAACACCAAGTTCAGCGTCTAATGTAAAGCCTAATGCATTACCATTTATAGGTGAACCAAATCAACAAGTAATTATTACCAATACGTTTTTTAACCCTATTATGGTTGAAATTGAAATGGTAGAACATGACCTTGAAACAATAGCATATGGTCTTTATGGGCCACAAAGTAAATCTCTTGAAGATGGTATTTACACTCAATACACATTTAATAATGAAATTTATAAACAATATAACTTATTTGAAATTAAAGACCAGTTTACAGGTCAACCTTTAGCTGAAATTAAAGAACCTAGAACTGAAATTGATTTCTCTAAAAACTTCGATGATATTAGCCAAGTATAATGAGTAATAATCGTGTAAAAATAGTTGGATATGCAAAGAAAGAATTCTTTGTTGATGGGATAGAATATAGAAACTTCTCACCAGACCTTGTGGGTAATCAACTCGCATCGGATGAGGGCACACCTGTTTTTACTTTAGGTAATTTTAATATATCTACAAATCTTGATGATAAAATAGATAAAGAGTTTAGAACTAACGCTTTTTCAAATTTCATGTGTTTAGAAAATCTAAACCTTGATGAAGCTTTTGAATCAGTAATTACCAAATATACTAAAAAAGCTAAATTAAATTTAGATTATGATGATGTTTTAACTTATGCTTATTTTGGCTCTCTAAGAGAATTTATTAGGGTTTCATTAGAAAATATTATTATAAAATGGCCAGCATCACTATATGTATCTGAAACAGACCCAACAGATGCTACTAATACTGGTGATACAGTCTCTAATTACTCATATAATGCCTTAACAAATGTAGCTACATTAGAAATTAGTGTAGATAGGATTGAAAATCCATTTGAAATTAATTTTTTATCTGGTGGAACTACCACTGGTACATTTAATGAGACTAATCCTCTAAGAAATCTCAATGTTAATTCAAATTACTATGAAATTAACAATGATTATGGTGATTTCCCAGTTACTTCATTTATTGGTGCAAGTGGTTTAACATCATCAACGATTACAATTCAAACAACTGGTAATCCATTCCCAAATTTTGGAAGTGAGATTATTAATTATCATATTAGACCAAATGAACTAAAAAGAGAAGAGTTTTTCTTTAATTTAGATGAATTTGAAGGTAAGTTACTAAATAGACTTGCAATACCGACTTATACAAGCGAATTTAAGGTCACTACAGAGACAGATAATGGAACTACGGTAGAAAGTACCAGAAAAATTACTTGGCCTCTTAGAGACGGTTATAACATCGATTTTAATTCAGTAGATTACTCTAGATATGTAGGCAAATTAATTGAACTTGCTGAAATTAACGATAGTTCTAGGTCAAACCTAATGGTTAGGTTCTTAGTCTCTACTTCTATATCTGAATTTGATAGTATTCCAGACATAGATGAGACCTATCAAGAGTCTAATGGTCAAAAAATGACTAGTGCTCTTAAAATTTATGGTAGAGAGTTCGATGAAGTTAAGAAATTCTCTGATGGAATTAGATTTGCTAATGTTGTAACATACGATAAAAAAAATAATACACCCGATGCCGTACTTAAAAATTTAGCTAGGGTTCTTGGTTGGCAATTAACGTCATCAATATCACAAATTGATGTATTAGGTAACTTCTTAACATTAAACAATAACTATTACGATGGTTATTCCAGAGGTCTTAGTGATGCCGAAGCTGAAGTTGAACTTTGGAGAAGGTTAGTGTTAAATACACCATGGATTTGGAAATCTAAGGGTACTAGAAAAGCAATTGAATTCTTATTTAAGTTTATCGGTGCACCAAATGGTCTTGTAACCTTCAATGAGTATCTTTATGTTGCAGACGCACCAGTAGATGTTGCTTTAGTTACTGAAATGATGGAGTTTTATAACAACTCATCAGATATTAGCGGTCTTAACTTAGATTCGAATGGATATCCATTTGTTCAACCAAATAATCCAGATATGTATTTCCAAAAAGCTGGTCTTTGGTATAGACAAACTGGTGGGGCTAACCCAGACATAGATATTTTAGAAGGTAATAATCCTCACGTTGGGCCATATGATAGTGGTCAAGCATATATAGACCAATTTGGTACATGTTTAGTACCAAATTTTAGTGGTGGTACAGGTGAAGAGCTTGATATTGAAGCCGAAGTTAATTTATTTACAAATTACGCTAATGGTACGTTCGATGAATGTTGTGATGGAAATATATTTGTATCGGTGGATACTGATTTAGACTATAGTTCAATATTACAAAATAATATTGATAATGTGTTAAATAATTTTCCAGTTACTGTTCAAGGTTGTTCAGGTAGTACCACAACGTGGACTCTTGTAGCCCAATTAACTGGTGAGACATTTTATGAAGAGGTTATAACTACAACAAATGGATTTGTAGACGTAATAACTGAAAATGATTTCATTAATGAAATTTATAATTTAAGTGGAACTACCGAATTAAGTGGTGTGACATTTAATTATAGTTCAAAACGTAATGAATTAGATATTATTTTACCAGATGGTTGTGATAATGATTTATTAGGTACATTCTTTAAATTAGAGTTATGTTTATCAACTGATTATCTTTGTGAAGAAGAGGGTGTAGGTCCTGTTGGACTTACTCAATTCTTTGTTCCAGTGAAATATGCAGATGCTTGTTCACCACCAAATTTTCAAGATTTAGTTGTACCATTATGGCATGATGGTGATGGTATATTACCAGCCTTGGGGGATATTATTTACAGTGACTCAACTGGTGTTACTCCATTTGAATCACCTACTGGTGATACACAATTCCATTTATATTTAGGTGGTAACCCTAGTAATTCAGATAACTATTTATTAACAGATGAGAATGGTGTTAGAACTAATATTGTATGTGTAATTACATGTTCAGTTACAGCTTCTAGGACTTTAGGTCCAAGTGTTGGTCAAGGTGAATTCTTAATAAATGGGGTTTCAGGTCCAACTAATGTATTATTACAATATACAATAGATAGTGTAATTAGAGATAATGTAACTAATCAATTTACAGTTGAGTTTGATGAAACTGGTGTACTTCTTAGTAATGCTGATTTTGTTAGTGATGAAATATCACAATTAATTGTACCAAGTGCTACTACGGATTTTGTAGATAGGGTTACAGTAAGTTCACCAGGTGGTGTTAGTCAAGTTATAATAACTTTAGAAATACTTGACCTTAGTGGTAATGAATGTTTAATTGATAATGGACAAGCAACTCAAATATTAACAATAAATTTATAATAAATGGCAATATCAGGAACAACAAATACATGTCAAATTACTACAAACACACAGTTTGAGCTGTCTGGTTTGACTCAAACCAACTTATCAACT